GGACATAATCAATTCTGGGAAGTCTATGATTTTGCTAAGCGTGGTCATAAAGACTGGATGGGCAAGATGTATAGAGCCTCAGAAACCAAGGTGATTCCAGTTGAGGAACTGGTGCAGGCACGTTCCATAATGTCCGCTGAGCAATATGAACAGGAATTTGAATGTTCGTTTACTGCAGCGGTTAGTGGAAGTTATTACGGAAGATTAATAACGAATGCCGAAAATGATGGTAGAATCGGATCCGTGCCTGTAGATACTAATGTAGGTGTAGAAACGTGGTGGGATTTAGGTATAGGTGACTCAACAGCAATTTGGTTTGCTCAACGAGTGGGACAGGAAATACACCTCATTGACTATTACGAAACTTCAGGAGAATCTTTGGCACACTATGCAGATAAACTTGAAGAAAAAGGTTATCAGTATTCACACCATATAGCTCCTCACGATATACAAGCTAGGGAACTAGGAACGGGTAAATCTAGATTAGAAGTGGCAAATGAATTAGGAATTGATTTTGAAGTTGCAGCTAAATTAGAAATTGATCACGGAATAGAATCTGTGAGAAATATGTTACCGCATTGTTACTTCGATAGAGTTAAATGTAAACTTGGGTTAGATGCTGTAAGACAATATCGAAAACAATGGGATGATAAGAATCAGGTATTTAAAAATAAACCACTGCACGATTGGTGTTCACACGCAGCTGACGCATTAAGATACGGAGCTGTGCATGAACCTATTGATGTAAGTGAATGGAAAAAACCAATTAGGATAGATACGAGATACATAGTATGAAATCAGAACGAGATATATTAGCAGTTTTAAGTAGTGAGATACATAACGCATCAGGTTTTATTGGTGGAGAGTTAGTATCCAGAAGAAAAAAATCATTAGAGTATTATTTAGGTATGCCTTTAGGGAACGAACAAGAAGGTCGTTCTCAGGTAATATCCAATGATGTACTCGATACAGTAGAAAGTCTCATGCCTTCCTTAATGAGAATTTTTACTTCAGGCGATAATGTATTTAATTGTGAAGGTACTGGACCAGAAGACGATGAAATGGCTCGTCAATGTTCAGACTATCTTAATTATATTTTTTATAAAGAGAACAATGGATTCCTGGCTCTTTACTCTGCATTTAAAGATGCATTGATTCAAAAGAATGGAATCCTAAAAGTTTATTGGGATGATTCTAATAAAACTGAAAGGGAAGAGTATACAAGATTAACCGAAGATGAATTTAACGATCTCGTTGCAAATCCAGAAGTTAAAGTTAAAAATCATTCCGAATACGAAGAACCGATTTTAGATGATAAAGGAAAAGAGTTAGACAAAGTAACTCTCCATGATGTAGTTATTCATAGAACAAGATTATACGGACAGGTCAAAATTGAACCAGTTCCTCCAGAAGAATTTTTAATTTCAAGACGAAGTAAAGATATCAATTCTGCAAACTTTGTATGTCATAGAACAAACAAAACAAGAACAGAACTTGTTGAAATGGGCTATGATAAAGATCTTGTTGAAGGGTTACCCACGGGTGATACCGACTTCTTTACAGAAGATAAATTTGTACGACACCAGAACATAGATTTTTCACACGGAGCTAGTGAAGGTGATAAAAGTACAAATGATATTTTAATCTATGAATGCTATGTCAAAATGGATGTTAATGAAGATGGCAAAGCAGAATTATTAAAAATTACAACTGCAGGATCTGGAACAGGTAAAATGTTAGATATGGAAGAAGTAGATAACATTCCATTTATTTCCTTAACTCCTGTTATCATGCCACACAGATTTTATGGCAGATCTGTATCCGAACTTGTAGAAGATATTCAACTTATTAAATCTACTGTTATGAGACAAATGTTAGATAACATGTATCTAACAAACAATAACAGAGTTGCAATACAAGATGGACAAGTGTCCATGGATGATCTGCTTACTAACAGACCTGGCGGAATAGTTAGAACTAAGCAACCGCCACAAAATGTTATGATGCCTCTTCCTATGCAACCGCTTACAGAACAGGCAACAGCGATGTTAGGTTATCTGGATTCAGTTAAAGAAACAAGAACTGGAATTACCAGACAATCACAAGGGCTAGATTCAAATGCTTTAAATAAAACAGCAACTGGACAAAACCAAATTCTGACACAATCACAAATGAGAATGGAGTTAATTGCCAGGATCTTTGCTGAAACGGGTGTAAAGGATCTAGCTTTAAAAATATTTGAGTTGGTATGCAAATATCAACAAAAAGAAAAGATCGTAAGAATTAGAGGCAAGTATATTCCTATGAGACCTTACGAATGGAAGGATAGAGTTAATGTTACTGTCCAAGTAGGACTAGGAACGGGATCAAAAGAACAACAATTGATTCTTTTAAACGCTATCCTGGAAAGACAAATGCAGGCAATAAACTTACAACAAAATGCATTTGGTCCAATGGTCAATCTTAGGAACGTATACAATACATTAAAGAAATTAATAGAGAACGCAGGACTGAATGGTGTAGAACCATACTTTATGGATCCTGACGTAGGTGCAGCTCAAATGCCTCAGTTGCCACCTAAACCACCAACTGAATTTGAAAAAGTTACATTAGCTCAGGTGCAAGGTGAAAACCAACGTGCACAATTGAATGCAAATGTAACATTAAAAGAAATAGAAGGCAGAATGCGACAACAACTGCTTGATTTTGAAATTAAAATTAAAGAATTAGAATTAAAATATGGATCTAAAATAGATGAGCTTGAACTCAAACGTAGATCTATGTTAGAACAAACTGATCTTTCAAAATCTGGAGATTTAATGAAGGAGATAGTAAAAGGTCAACAACAATTCTTTAACGATGGACAAAAAAGAACAACAGATCAGGGAGGGAAAGAGAGCCCAGGTGCTCCTAAACGATCCCCTACTGAAACAGGCATTTGAAGATCTCCTAGATACTTATAAACAGGAGATTTTTTACACAAGTTTTGCTGACGATGAGAAACGTAGATCCCTTTGGATGGCTTATAATTTAGTCGATAAAATCAGAGGGCATTTACAAACTGTCATGGAAAGCGGAAAACTAGCTCAAAAAGATCTTGAGCTTTTAAATAAGAGCTAACCTATTCTAGGAGCTCATTACACGTCAACCAACAAGGAGGAACGTTAAATGGCACAGGAACAAACTGTTCAAGGTGCTGCGAAGAAAATAACAGGACTACTGAATCCTGATAAAGGACAATCAGAACCTGAAAAACAAGCAGAGCCTTCAGAGCAACCTCAAGAGATCAAAGAGGAACCTTCAAAAGAGAGTCAATCAAAGTCTGAAGAAACTCCCAAAGAAGAGGCTACTGAAAATACGGAGATCAAAGAAGAAACGCAAACAGAAGTAGAGGAACCCGAACTCCACCGAGTCAAAGTACAAGGTCAAGAGTTAGAGGTCAGCCTTGATGAGCTGAAAGCAGGTTATTCCAGAGATTCCGATTACCGACAAAAAACTCATTCTTTAGGATTAGAGAAAAAAGATCTCGAATCTGAAAAGAGTAGTTTTCGTCAATCTTATGATACTCGTTTATCAGAACTAAACGACATGATTTCAACTGCTGAAGGTTTTAACAGACAACAGCAAGGTAGCAAAGATCTTCAAAAGCTTTATGACGAAGATCCCACATCTGCGGCTAAACTGGACTACCAGTTACGAGAACAACAAAGGCAGATAGATGGCATGAAGTCTAAAGCATATGAAGTTAATCAAAAACAGTACAATGAATACCTTGAAGTAGAAAAACAACTAGCAACTACGAAAATACCAGAGTACAGCGATCCTAATAAAGCTGATCAATTCAAAACCAACATGCGTTCTTCGCTTAGAGGCTATGGATTCAATGATAGTGAAATTGGGAATTTGGCTGATCATCGTTTCTTAATGGTGGTTAGAGACGCTATGAGTTATAAATCTTTCAAAGATAAAAAACCTATAGCCCAAAAGAAGGTTGCAAATGCACCTAAAGTTATAAAGGCTGGTATTGCAAAATCAGGTACAAGTTCAGGTAGAGAGGGCATAAGAAATAAAATCAGTCATTTAAAGAAAACTGGGCATCTTCGTGAAGCCCAAAGTGCTTTAATGGATATGATTAATCTTAAATCTCAACAAAAAAGGTAATATACAATGGCACAACCAACCAATACGTTTGACACGTATGATTCCATTGGAGAACGAGAAGACCTGTCGGATGTTATTTATAACATC